CCGCGTTGTACACGCCCCAGCTTTTGACAAACGTGACCACCACATCCCCGCCAGTGGTGGACACTTCCACTTCTTGCTCGAGGGCCGGATCGGAAGAAACGCCACGTTTAGCCATTAGGTGGCGCTCCCAACGCTGATGCGGGCCAGGGCGAAGGGGGCGGTGTGCTGGAGGTTAAAATCGTGGCGGGCGATAGCTCGGATCAGGGTCTGGTCGGTGCTAAACGCACTGACGTAAGCCGAACCGTTCCAGTAGCTGGCTTCGGTGCTGTTTTCGATGCGGGGCTCGAACGTATCGGCGATGATGGCCTGGTCCCACGCCCCGAAATAAATCTCGGTCACGTCAGTCTTTCCCGAAAGCGGCCCCGAGGCCACGGCAATGTTAGAGGGGAGTTGGTTGGCGACCATGTACGGGAAGCCCAGCAGTTTGCCCTGGTTCATTTCGTCGCGGTAAACGTACTGGCCGGTGCTAGAAAGTTTGTTGTAAAACAAACTTTCAGCGTCGGCGTTCATGACCCAGCCGACCTGGGTCATCGGCGCGCTGGAACGACGGATGGCGGCTCGGAGGGTCTGGAGTGCGGCGGCCAAACTGCCAGCAGGGGCTAGGTCGTAGACCTGCCCGCCGGGAATTAATCCCAGGATGCTGTTGGGGGCGGTGGCCGAGCCGGTGCCCCGGAGGAACTGGATGTCCTCCTTGAGCGAGAGCTGGCGGCCTAAGTTGTCCACCACCAGGCGGTTGACCCGGCCCGTGGTGTCGGCGAGCAGCTCGTTGGAGATCGGCACCAGGGCGGTGAGCTTCTTGGCCGAGAGCTGCACCGTGTCGGTGGTGGGGTTGGTGGCGGGGATGTCGGTGACCTCGCCGGTGTAGGTGGCGGTGCTGCCCCCCGAGAGGCGGTGGATGGTCAGGTTGCCGCCCGGCATCGGGAGCACGGTGGCCCCCATGGCCCGCACCACGGCCTGGGCATAGAGGATGGGGATGATGTCGTCGGCGTACTGGGTCTCGACCAGGTTGCCGCTGGCGGTGGGGTTGCCCTCGGTCAGCCCGGCGCGGATGAACTCCGCCGTGGCCCGGTCCTTGAAGCGCCGCTCGACGATCTCGGCGGCGTCGCGGAGATTGCCCTTGGCCAGGGCCAGGGCGCGGATGTGGTTACCGGCCTGCTGCACGGCCCGCTCGCGGCGGTCGGCGGGGCTCATCTGCTCGTGGGTCATCTCCCCGCCGTAGATGGCGGCGCGGCGGGAGAGGATCTCCCGCTCCTTGGAAAGCTCCTCGAGCCGGGCCTCGAGCTCGGCCCGCTTCTGGCCTTCCTCTTTGAGAATCTGGTCGCGGACGGCGGCCAGCTCCTCCTTGAACAGCTGCTTGATGTGTTCGGTTTCCATGGGGTTACCTCGGGTGTGGGTTGCTTGGGGCCGGGTTGCCGTCGGTTCGGCGGGTTCTGCCGGGCGGGGTAGCGCCCGGGAGCCAAACGAAAGCCCCCAGGGCTCGCCTGGGGGCTTGTGGGTGGGGTGGGTTGTTAGTTCGCGGTGATCTCGCGCAGGATCGCGCGGGCGTCCTCGAGGGTCAGGCCGGCGGGGGTCTCGGCGATTTCGGGCCGCACCGCCTCGCGCAGCGCGAGGCGCAGTTCCTCGAGGCTCATCCGCTCGGGGGCCTCGGGCGCCTCGGGCTCGCCCATCGCCCGCTCCATGTCGTCGCACGCGGCCCGCAGGGTCTTGACGTGGCCCATCAGCCACTCGCGGGTGGATTTGGAGAACTTGGCCCCGGCGCGGGCGGCGGGGTCGGGGGCCATGCCGCGCTCGGGGGGTATCGCCGTAGGCGACGCGGCCATGCCGCGCTCGGGGTCCTGTTCGGACTCGGGGTAGGTCTTGCCGAACTCCTTGTACAGCCCCTCGAGCTTGGCCTCGATCGCCTCCTTGGCCGCCTCGGGGATGTCGGCGGAGGGGAGCCGCGAGGCCACGGCCTTGAGCGCGTCCCAGACCACCTCGCCCTTGGCGTTCTTGTAGGGCAGCTTCAGGTCGGAGAAGCCGTAGTCGCCCTCCGGCACGTACAGGAAGTGCGAGGCGATGTGGGCCTTCTCCTCCGCGCTCAGCTCGTCCCAAGGTTTGTCGGTGAAGTCCTTCAGCGCGGGCTTGCTCCACTTCTCCCCCTCGGGCGCGGTGGCGAGGCGGTACGCGGCGGCGATGGCCTGGCCCTCGGGGGTGGTTTCCAACTGTTCCAGAATGGAACGCACCGCCGGGGTGAAGGTGCTGGCGGTGTTGGAGGGCAGCGTGACCACCGAGATTTCCGGCAGGTAGTTGGGGGTGATGGTGTCATACTCCCGCCCCGGCTTGTAGTCCGCATCAGGGTCGAAGCGGATGGAGAAGCCGTTCAGCACGCCCCGCTCGACCAAATCCCCGACACAGAGGCCCATCTTGGTCCTGGCCTCGGGCTCGACGCGGGCTTTGATCGCCAGGCTGCCGCTCGCGGTGCGGGAGAGCGACAGGGCACGGCCTATCGGGGCGTCGGGGTCGTGGTTGAACAGGACGATGGGGTTCCCGGTGCGCTCTAAGCAGGCGTCGGTGAAGACGAACCGGGTGTTGTAAGAGTCCGTGACCGTGGCGTCGTTGGCGACGCCCTCGACGATCAGGTCGCCGTTTCCCTCGCGTTCAACGGCCCGGATGGTGGTGGTGAGCTGTCGTATCATCTCATCCCTTCCTTCGCCCCCAGCATGGCGTTATCGCGGCGGGGCAGGTGCTTGCGGTACATCTGCAAGGCGTGCTCCGGCTGCCAGGCCCACACGGTTTTGTAGCCGCACGCGCAGGTCACCCGGTACAGGCGGCGGCCCGAGACGAGCCGCTGCTCCATGGCGGGGCGGTGCGTCACGGCTTCCTCCCCGCCAATATCGCGGCCCCCTCGCTCTTCAGCGCCTCGTACCCGTCCACCCGGCCCGCCTTCGCCAGCGCGAACTCCCGGAGCCTGCGCGCCGGGGCGGACAGACCCGGCTCGAGCCGCTCCCACTCGGCGTCGAACGCCGAGCTCAAGGCCGCGTCGGGCCGCTCCAGGCCCCGCGCCTTGAGCCGCTTGTACTCGGCGGCGAACTGGGCGCGGTAGCGGTTCTTGCGGGCCTTGGCCTCGGCGTCCGGGAGGTCTGCCGGGGGGGTGGGTAGGTCGGGGGTCTCGGGATTCGCCGGGTCGTCCCCGGGGGGGAGTTCGGGCTTGTCGGAGGGTTGGGGCGGGCCGCTGTCGGCCGGGGCAAAATCGTGCACGACCACGGCGGTGGAGGGCACCAGGTACACGTCGGGCTGGCCGTCGGGCTCCTCGCCGGCCCACTCGCGGTACTCCGAGCGGCTGATGACGCCGTTGGCGTAGCGCCAGCGCATCTCCTCCTGCTCCTGCTCGACCGCCTCGTCTATGGCCGACTCCACCACCACCCGCACGTCCGGGCCGTAGCGGGCGGCCAGGCGCATGAGGGTCAGCTCGAGGCGGCGGCGTGCCGGCTCCAGGGCGTGGCGCTGGTAGGTCAGCCGCTCGGCGTCGGCGGCCTCCCCGCCCAGAGCGCCCTTGGGGTTGTCCCCCACGATGGACAGCGGCACGCCGAAGTGGGCGAAGATGTCCTCCTTGGTGGTCTTGGCGAGGGCCGGGTACTCGAGTTCCCGGAACGCCGGGGCCACGCTCTTGAGCCTGAACCCCCCCCACAACCGGGCGGTCTTGCCCGCGTTCACCGCCCCCTGGTAGTTCTGGTTCCAGTCGTCGGCCATGGCCCGCGCCATCTCCGCGCCGGGGTAGGGCTGCTCGGTCTCCATCACCAGCCCCGGCGTGGCGTTCTGGGCGAAGTAGAATTTCGCGTAGCTCCGGATTTCCGCGTCGAGGCCGATGCTGTTCCCGGCGGCCTGGACGGTGGAGTCCCCCCCGTAGGGGTTGGTGGGGTCGGGGATGCGGGCGTAGAGCACCTCCCGCCCCGACGGGTCCGGCTTGCCGCCGAAGTCGGCGTAGAACTGCACCTCGCCGCTGAAGGCGTTGTAGCGCCAGCGGGAGATGTAGTTCACCGGGTGCGGCTCGGGCCACAGCCGGAAGGGATAGAGGGTGTGCAGCTCCAGCGGCAGCCCCCGGCTGTCCTCTAGCACCAGCCACGCCGCCTTGCCGAGCAAATCCATGTGCTGCACCCAGACGTGGCACAGATCGGCCCAGGGCGTCCAGGGGTTGGGCTGGCGGAGGAGCTGGGCCAGGGGGTGCTCGGGGGCCTCAATCCAGTCCTTGCCCTTTCGCACCTCGACCGTCACCGCCAGGGCGCTCAAATCGTCGGCCCGCTGGATCACCGCCCGGCGCACCCAGCCGAAGCTCGAGGTGACCCGCTCCCAGTCGCTCAAGTACTGGTTGAGTCCCCGCCGGGCGTTCTGCCCGTAGCCGACCCAGCCCGCCCCGAGCAGCGGGTACAGGCCGGGGCGCTCGGGCTTACCGGCGCGGCGGAAGGGGTTGAGGCGGGCGAGCCAGCTCATACGTTATCGGCGTAAATCGGCGGGGCGGTTGAGACAGGCTGTGGACATAACGGCGGTTTCCGCGCGGAAACTACACGAAGTCGAACGCCGGGCCGCTGGGGGTCCCGACCAGCGCGGTCAGGCCCCACACCAGCGCGTCGAGGCGGTCGGGGCTGGAGCCCTCGGCGGGGCTCCAGGAGGTGAGCTGGGCCTCGAGGGTCTCCAGCCCCGGCAGGTGGCGCACCCGGCCCTGCTCGTACAAAGCGGCGATGGGCTCGGCCCGGGTCTGCTTGCCCCTCGAGGCGTGTACCGGCTCTATCGGCAGGTGGGGGCGCACGGTGCGCAGGGTCTGCACGGCCATCTCCCCGCCCTGGTTGGTCTCGATGACCACCCGGTCGGCCTTGTGCCGGTCAAAGGCGGCGACGGCGGCCCGCGCCCACCCGTCGGGGGTGCGGATGCCCGAGACGTCCTCGAGCACGTAGTACAGCCCGTCCGCCCCCAGGCCGCAGACCACGATGCCGGTCTCGTCGCTGTCGGGGTTGGAGCTGGCGGCGGGGTCCACGGCGACGACCACCCGGCGCAGCTCGGGGGCGGCCTGCGCCCGGGCCGCGTCCAGCACGGCCCAGGTCCACAGGGCTCCGGGGGTGTCGAGGAGAATCTCCCCCTCGAGCTCCTGCCGCCCCAGCCGCGTCCCGGCGTACCGGGCGGTGACGGCCTCCAAAAACTGCGGGGCGAGGTTGGCCGCGTTGTCGCTGGTTTTGCCCCGCGTCACGGCGGTGCGGGGGTCGGCGGAGAGCTGCCGGATGAGCCGGGTCGGGCGGGGGGTCGTGGTCACGAGCGCCCGGGGGTCGTCGCCCAGGCGCAGGCCGAACAGGATTTGGTCCCACGCCTCGGCCTGATACCTCGAGGCCGCCAGCTCGTCGAACCACACCGTGTCGTGCTGCAATCCCCGAAACCGCTCCGGCTCGTCGGCGCTCACCAGCGTGGCGACCGAGCCGCACGGCCAGGTGAGGCGGCGCTTACTCGGCTCGTACACGATCTCGGGGTGCATGGTTTTGAGGCCGCTCTCTCCCTCCACGCAGATGTCGCGCAGATCGGCGGCGGTGGGGGCGGCGATGGTCAGGCGGCGGGGTTTGGTCGAGGCGCGGTAGTGCACCCACTCCACGGCGGTGCGGGTTTTGCCCCAGCCGCGGCCGGCGAGGATCAGCCAGGTCTGCCAGGCCCCGGCGGGGGGGAGCTGCTCGGCGCGGGCTCCGGGCCAGGGCCAGGGGGGCGGGGCGCCCCCGGCCGCCTGTTGGCGGGCCA